CCGAGTATTCCGAGCCCAACTTGGCGGTCGATATCAGCTGGCAAGTATTCTCCAGTTGTTCCAACACCTGTCCTGCTATGGAGCTCGCACAACTCGGACATACCATCATAGAAAGCCTGCTTGATGTCTCCTGGACGACAGGCAGCGATATTGACATGCTGTAACAAGCACGTTCCACGTGAGGGCAGGTAAACTTCAAGACAGACGTTGCCATAAATTCTTTCTCCTTTGTTGTCATATTTTATTTTGTTAAGCCAGATGTCACCTCGTTTGATTCCGTGAAGGATGGCGTCTCTAACTTCATCTGTTGCAGATCGCCAGCCTTCTTCTGTAAGGTCGACGCATCTTTTAATCCAGGGAGCTTCGGCACGAGGAAGGCGCACGAAATCAAGAATATCGGCATGGTCAATATCAATGTGCGCAACAATGGCTCCATTTTTGTAGTGTCCGCCTCTTCTGAGTGTTTCATTTATTGTTGAATAGATTTTTGCGAATGATACAGGGCCAGAAGCCGTAAGACCTCGGCCGTTTTCTGCTCCTTCGGGACGGAGCTTAGATAGATGGACCGCAACTCCCGCACCAAATCTGAGTCCATGGGATACATATCTCCAGCTTGCTTCGATGCCATTTTCTCCCTCCATAGAATCCTCTACGACGAAAACGGTACATGACACTGGGAGTCTTGATTCTGGGTTATCCAACCATTGTTGGACCCGACCAGTTCGGGATATTACGCTAGCAGTCATTAGAATAAGTCAGATAGATCAGGTGGTTTATAATTCGGACCCTTTAGGATCTTTCCATCTTCTCGGCGTATGGGTTTATTGTCTTCTCCGAGTTTGGACATATTTGATTCATGAACACGGTTCAAAGCTTCATCTAAGAACCAATTCATATTTTCAGCATACTGATAGCATACATATACTAAATCAGCTAGCTCTTTTAAGCATTCCGCTTGAACATTGTGCCCATGTTTAAATAGAAAACCATCGGCCTCTAAGAATTCTTTGAACTCTTCAACAATCAGATTTTTCTGATATGAGTTCATGGGCCTCGCACGTGAGTTCTTGATTCCGTATTTGGATCGGAATTCCTTCGCCTGCTCTGATAAGAAGGTCTTCTTCATGGTGTAATTCGTTCTCTAGGTAGTGGATTGCTTTTTCTAAGTCTTGTATTTTGCTATCTTTGTAACCTGCTCTGCAGATATACTTAATAGCATTTCCGAGGTGGAAGTTTAGTTCTTGTTCTCTAATAAAATCCCAAACATCGCAGGAACCTCGTTGATAATAGGTGGGACCTTTGGCCATTTTTCAACTAAATTTGTTATTGAATTTGATAGAATAAAATTCTGATGTTGAAGTGCCATAACAAAAGTAATGATATCATCTTTATTATCATGATATCCTTGCTTTAATTTGTCCTCAATTAGCCTCAGCTTTAGGTCTTGCTCCACTGTCAATTGTGTAATCGGCTTTGGGAGACCATAGAATTGGCCGTTTGTTTTTGAAGTCATAATCATCTACTGTGAGTATTTTAGCCAATCGGGCATTAACTAGAGCATCTTCTTCCGATAGATCTCTATCTTTAAACGCTTTAACTACGGTATCCCAAGAATATCCTTTCTCTTTAAAGAGAGCTTCTGCTCTTTTAACTCCAATTCCAGGGACTCCGCCATATCCATCAGTTTGATCTCCAGCAAGGGTTTGAATAAGGTGCCAAGTAGCTCCTTCTCTTTTGGTGACTGTGAACTTTTCATCAAGATTATATAATTCACCAGGGATTTGTTTCATGTCCTTATCAGGAGATACAATAATATTACCTGGATTTTTTGTGGCATAAATGCCCATCGAGTCATCAGCTTCAAGTGTTGGCATGAGTATAACCTCATACTCTTTTTTCAGGTTGTTGATAACACGTTTGTATCCGCAAGGCTTCTTACGGTTACGATGCCCTTTATATTCGGGCATTATTTTTTTCCTAAAATTTATACTGTCGGAAAAGAACAGTATCAAAGAAGCGAATGACCCAAATTTGTTTTGAAGTTTGGATAGATCACGTTTCGTGGCAGAATAAGCGTCACTGAACTTGCTAGTAACAAGGATAGTATCATTGCCCCAGTCAATTTCAGTTTCTGCTGCAGCGCAGGATTTATATACGATAAAATCTGCATCAATCAATAGTTTCATAAAAGGGTAAGTATCTGACCTCATCAACCCAGCCCTTTTCAAGAGCTTGGGCAATCATAACATCTGTAGTACTATTAGGGAATGGTTCTTCTGAAAAATAAATAACATACCTACCTTGAAGTTTGAGATCTTTTCTTATAACACCATTATAAAGTGCTTTCTTAACAGAATCAGCTCTAGTAGCACCTGAGTTGTGCTTACCTTGAGAGTTTGTTTTTCCAGTTTCACCACCTTTTGCTTCTATATATTCATACTCACCCGATGGGTTTACTGCACAAAAATCTACAGAAGCAAGGTGACTACCTTCAGAATAGAATCTAGTAGGATGATTGTCCCATTTGGTTTTCGGATGAATACCATCAATTATATCTGTATAACCTCTATTGATTAAATCATGTTTAACTTCTTTTTCATAAGCAGCACCCTTTTTAGAGTTGTTTTTATTAAAATTTTCCATTTATGTTGGTGGTTAGTGTACGTCTGCCCATGTCCCTCCACTTTTTGCTTCAGCTGAAATAGGGCATCTCATTTTATAATACTCACCGGCTTGTACAGCAGTGGATTCTAAACAGCCTTTCATATAACCAACATCACATGGTTTACATTCATACTGTAATTCATCGTGAACAAAAGCTAATTGAGAAGCATTCTCAGGTAGGTGCTCATTGGCTAATACCATCCATCTTTTGGCGACGATCGCCGACGATCCTTGGATGAGGTAGTTAACGGACTTATGCCTCGAGTCACAGAGGATACGCCGGTGGTCCAATCCCAAGACATAACCTCTCGCACTAGCTTTACGTACTGCTTCCAGAAATTTGTCAAGACCTGGGATGGCCTCGATGTAAGCAGCTCTGATTTCCTTGCCCTTCTTCTTTGCTTTGTCATCTGATAATTGTTTGTCATAGGAGTGGCCTATTTTGATGTCACCTGCCCCATACAAAAATGCATAAGTGACGGTTTTAACCAGCTTTCTGGAAATGCCGATCTTGTCAGCATTTTCCTGGTGTATGTCACCATGCAAGAGCACGTCTTTATACCTACCGTCGTCCCATCTCGCAAGATAGTGGGCAAGCATACGGAGCTCAATGCCCATAAGGTCAGCACCGCACATTGTGAGACCAGGAGTGGCAGTGAAAAGCCGTCTGAATCGTTCATCGCTTGGCACCTGTCCGAGATTCGGTCTTCTATGGGCACATCTAAAAGTAGATGTAGCCACTGAACAGTGGTGATGTATTCTGCTAGACTTCGTAACAAGCTTCTGCCATGCGTTCACGCCTTCTGATATCATCCCTAAAGCCTTCGTAAGTTCCAGGAGCCTGAGAAAATGCAGAGCGATATCCGTGCCAATGTCCTTCAGAACAGGCTCGTCTATCACTGGCTTCCCTGTGGAGGTCATTAATAACGGTTTCCAGCCACAGTGTGTTTGTAGTATCCATGCTATATGGTCCCTAGATGTAGGGTTAAGTTCTTTTAATCTAGTGCTTTGGGCACCTTCGATGTACCCCCGTGTCCGGTTATTTCGTTTAGGAGTGAACACTGTTCCGGCAACGAAAGGGAATTTCTCTCGAAGTAATCTTGTAGTTTCTTCCAACTCTCGGCGGAGAGTTGATTCGAGCTGCCTAGCAGATTTCTCATTAAAGTACCATCCATGAATTTCTTGTTGAGTAAGTATTTGTGCTACCTGATGTTCTAATAAGACCCAGTCAGGTATTTGTGGAAGTGTTTGCATAGTTTGGTGGTAACTATAACATCTTGTTTACAGTAATCTTGCATTTCTTGAGTCCAGTTCTTCCAATCGGTAGTCTTTCCAAAGTTCCCTTTGTATTCACCGAGTCTATAACCGTATGCCTCAAGAGAATGTCTGCCGTATAATTGTAATGGCATATGTTTCCAGTTGTGCTTCTTGTCTAT